GACGAGCCACTGCCCGAAGACCTATGCCGGATCTGCGGCGCAGCGACACCTGCGCTGCAGCTATTGCGGCGGTACCGACCACAACTACGAAGGCTGCCGAAAGCACGCCGGAGGCGGCGCGCTGCCGGGCGCAGTGCGGCTTTCGCCATCAGGGCCGCTCTTCGGTCATCTGGCGCTTGCGCTGGCCTACATGCTGCGGGGTCGTCGATGAGCTCGCAGTTCACCAAGGAACAGTGGGCTGAGGTCCGGCGCGCCTCGACGGCGAACATTGCCGGCATCGGCCAGGTCATCGCCATCTACATGGCCCATGGCAGCGTGGCCCCCGAGAAGATCCGCAAGGACTATGACGACGCGCTGCGCCAGCTTCAGGCGATCGCCTCGGGCACCATGGTGATCTCGGCCGCGGGCATCGAAAGCGCCGGCACCGAAGCCAACGAGGTGCTGACCAACGAACCCTCCCGCCCGCTCACCGCCGACACCATGACGGGGTACATCTGATGTGCCCCACGCTCTGGCTTCGCCAACCGCTTAGGGGGCCCCGCTGATGTCCGGCGTGTCGATCCGCATCGACGGCGCAGACGCTGTCGGCCAGAGGCTCGGCGCCGTGGCCCGGGCGCTGGCCCAGCCGCGGGCACTTTGGGAAGAGGTCGGCCGCATCGGCGTGCTACAGACGCAGGAGCGCTTCGAGCTCGAGCGCGCGCCCGACGGCTCGGCCTGGCCGCCATCCATCCGCGTGCTGGTCGAGGGCGGCAAGACCCTCACCGATTCCGGCCGCATGAAGGCCTCGATCACCTACGAAGCGACCGACGCCGGCACGGCGATCGGCACCAACGCCATCCAGGCGGCCATCCACCAGTTCGGCGGCCGCATCACCGCCAAGACCGAGCGCGGCCTGATGTTCAAGGTGGCCGGCAACTGGGCCCGCAAGCACTTCGTCGACATGCCGCGCCGCGCCTTCCTCGGGCTCAGCCCCGACAACGAGGCCGAGCTGCTCGAGGCGGCCGACGAATACATGGCCGTGCCTCTCGGGGAGGCCAGGCAGTGACCTGCAAGACCTGCGCTCACTACGGCCCGAAGGGCGGCATCGAGGGCATCTGCCGGCGCTACCCGCCGCAGCATCCCGGCCAATATCCGAAGGTCTGGCACAACGACACCTGCGGCGAGCACAAGCCCAAGCCGGGAGGCACCAATGCTGCTGGATGATTTCCGCACCCGCCTCGCCGGGCAGGTGACCGAGCTGCCGGCCGAGCGCCTGCAGTTCGCCGCCGACCTCGCCGAGCTCATCCGCCAGAACGCGCTGCCCAATGCGCCGCTCTCGGGCTTCGTGATCGATGCCGGCACGCGGCCGACCGACCAAGGCCAGTCGGGCGCCGGCTTCTTCATCCAGGGCGTCGAGCAGCGGGTGGCAACCGTGCTGGTCTTCAACTCGGCCAACGACGTTTCGGGCGGCAACGCCGTCGAGCGGGCGGACGCGATCGTCGCCAAGGTGCTGAAGGCGCCGCTCGGCTGGGCCCCTGATGGTGACGACGAGCACGTCTACACCACCGATTTCCGCCTCTCCGGTTCCGAGGTGTCGAGCCTCGTCAATGGCCGCGTCATCTACCAGCTCGAGCACGTCATCGGGCTGCAGCTGAGGATCCTCTCATGAGCAAGAAGCCATCTTCTTCCCCCGCTCCGGCTGACGCCGACCGCTCGGGGGGCCGGCCCGTGCAGCAGCCCATCGTCATCCCGCCGCCGCCAGAGACGGGCGGCACGCATGTCTGGAACGACAGCCTCAGCATCTGGCAGACGGTCGACGAGACCATTCAGCCCTGGGACGAGCGGCATCCCGACAATTCTGCCCCCGCTCCGGCATCCGCCGACCGCTTGGGGTCCCAGCCGGCCCCCGCTGAACAGCCCTTGAAGGACGCTTAAATGCCCGCGCCGATCCTGTGGAAGAACAAGCTCCTCCTCGCCAAGACCGAGGGCACCTACGGCACCGATCCGACGCCGACCGGTGGCGCCGACGCCATCCTCGCCACCAATGTCCGCCTCTCGCCGATGGAAGGCGACGACGTCTCGCGCGACCTCGACCGGCCCTATCTGGGCGCCCAGGCGATGATCCCGGTGGGCCTGCGCTGCCGGCTGCAGTTCAACATCGAGCTGGTTCCCTCGGGCACCGCCGGCACGGCGCCCGCCTGGGGCCCGATCATGAAGGCGCTGGGCTGCTCCGAAACCATCGTCGCCTCGACCTCGGTGACCTACCGCCCGGTCTCCACCGCGCATTCGTCGGTAACCTTCTGGATCTGGCACGGCCTCACCAAGCAGATCATCACCGGCGCCCGCGGGACGGCCCGGCTGCGCTTCACCGCCCAGGGGCTCCCTTACCTCGAGTGCGACTTCATCGGCCTCTACAACGCCCCGGCCGAGGCGGCCCAGCTCTCGCCCACCTACACCGGCTTCAAGAAGCCGCTGCCGGTCACCAAGACCAACACCCCGACCTTCACCGTCAACGCGGTGGCCTTCGTCATGCGCGAGACCATCCTCGACCTCGGCAACCAGGTCGAGCCGCGCCTCCTCGTCGGCAGCGAGCAGATCATCATCGTCGATCGGGCTGAATCGCTCTCGATGCGGGTCGAGGCCCAGCCGGTCTCCTCGTTCAACCCCTTCAGCCTCGCCGCAGCCCAGACCGAGGTGGCCGTCTCGCTCGTGCACGGCACCGTCGCCGGGGCCATCACGACGCTGGCGGCGCCGACCACCCAGATCAAGCGGCTCAGTGGCTTCGAGAACGCCCAGAACATCCTCGAATGGCCGCTGGAGGGCGTGCCTCTGCCCAGTTCGGGCAACGACCAGTGGAGCCTGGCGCTGACATAGCCGAACCCGGGTCCGCCGACAGGTCGCACCGGACTGAGGGGGCGGCTGCAGCGGCGGAGCGGCCATCCCGACCAATCCACGGACCCCCAAGCGGTCGGCGTAGCCGGAGCGGGGGGAAAGACTGACGAAGAGGAAGACCCAGTGACTTTCAAGATTTCGACCCGGCCCAGGGTGAAGACGCGGATCAAGCTCAGGTTCGAGGTCGACGGCTTGATGCAGGAGCACGAGTTCGGCGCCACCTTTCGCATCCTGCCGATGAGCCGCTCGGCCGAGGACGACATGCGGATCGAGTCGCGCCAGGTGAGTTTCCTCACCGAGGCGATCGTCGGCTTCGACGACCTGGTTGACGACGCGGGCCAGCCCGAGCCGTTCACGCCCGAACTGGTGGCCGCGATGCTCGATCGCCCCGAAGTCCGGACGCCGCTCATCGCCGCCTATTTCGAGGCGTTCCAGAAGGCTGCGGCGGGAAACTGAGATGGGCCGCGAAAGCCTGGGCGCACGGCACCGGGCTTTTCGCTGATGGCCCCGAAAGCGAGATCATCACCGATGCACGCCTTTCCGGCATGGACGAAGGATCGATCGATCGCCTCAGGGCCGACCTGGGCGAGGCCGATGGCCTTTGGCCAGAGCATGTGGAGATCCTCGAGGCGTTCCTCGCCTGCGAAACCCAGTGGCGGGTGCGCGCGCTGCGCGCGCCAGCACTGCAGGCGCTGGATGTTGCCTACATGCGGGCGGACGAGGCAGGCGACGCAAGTGCGAAGCTGAGAATTGGCCAACGCAAAGAACGACTGCGGCAGGTCACCGAACATCCGGAGATCGAGGCCGCTCAGTCGCCTGAGGAACTCGCTGTCGCAGGCCTGTCGGCCATGGTCGTGGACTAGCGCACCGCGATGAACGAGGGAATGCGCCGGTCGCCAAACAGCCTGACATCGAATCCGGCACGGGCGAGCAACCTGACGCTGTCGGATGGCGCTGCGTATTGGGTGGTGTGCAGCTCGCCGACGATAGCCTTCACGTGCTGGAGCAAGGGACGCATCCGTCGAAGAACCGGAAGCTCCCAGCCTTCGATATCAATCTTGACGACGGTCCCCGGCCGCTTGATCAACGTCGCCGCATCCAACGCCTCAACCTCTACGAAGGCTCTGCGGGTACCGAAGGTAAGGTGGTGTCCCCCGCTATTGTTGGTGGTCGACGGAGCGAGGCGTACCTTGCCGTTAGCCGTGCTGACGGCGGCATTCAACGCTTTGATCGTCGAGGTCTCACCGTTGGCGCGGACATTCTCTTGCAGCAGCGCAAAGTTGTCGGGATGTGGTTCGACCGCGACGATCTCACCGGCAACACGGCGTGACTTCACCAGCTGCAGGCTGAAGCCGCCGATATGGGCGCCCAGATCTAGAACGTCGTCAAAAGCTTCGATGCCCGATTCCGCGAGCCGCGCGATGTACGCGTCCCAGGTCTCGCTGACTATGCCGTGGTCGGAAGAGAAAGGGCGGACGCGTAGGGCCGCACCGTGCGCGCTCACTACTTCTGCGGAGTTGTCGCGGGGAGGGTCAGTGGGCAGCGGGACGTTAACTGGCTCTCCGGCCCGGCGTGGCGCGGCGGGCATGCGGCTTGCCATTTCGCGGCGTACCCCACCCAAAAGCGGCGGTATTCCGTATGCCCGAACAACTTGGACCACTTGCGAGAGGCGCGACATGCACTGGGCTCCTGAGGGGAGAGCGTCCGAACCTGTTTAGTAGAGGCCGAAGAAACAAC